TTTTGGAAGTTGGCCTACGTCAACATAGAACACTCTACGCTCAGGTGCACGTGCTATGCGGTAAACTAGAAGAGCATCTTCTAGTTGTCTCAGCATGTTTAGAGGTCTAATAGCTTTGTGTAGATAACCGAGAACTCTCTTAGTATTGAGATCTATGATGCCAGAAGGAACATAAACGACACTGTCCAAAGAAAGTTGAAGTCCACCAGGACCCGTCAACATGTAAGATTCTTTGTCCGTATTTGTGTAAAGATAATATTCTTCAATGTCTTTTATCAAAGAAATGGATTGTCCTTCGACTCTTTCCATTTCTTTTTTTACTTTTCTGATCTTTTTAATCTTTAATGGATCAACTGGTAATAATTCTTTGATTCCATCAGTCGGCCTTTCCTTATCAATTACAATGTTGTAATAAACTTTGGAATCGATATACCAACGTCTGAAGATTTCATAGGATTTATTGTTGAAATCTAATAGGTGAAGAATTCTTTCAAATTCTCTGTAGATCTTATTCTTGATTACATCTGATACTGGTAGATTGGATAAATCAAGTTTTACTGGTTTGCGATCTGTTCCAAGAACAATAGACGCATTAATTATTTCATCAATGGCGTTGTCAACTTCAGGATAGATCGACATGTTTCTGTATTGCACAACCGATGCGCTTTCGTCACGCATTGTGGCAGCATAATCAAGTGCAGTTCCAAAGAAACCACCAGCCTCTACCGTTACTGTACCATCATAAATCTCAGGAGCGGTAAAAGACTGCAAGGTCTTTTGTTCTCTCTCCTGTTTTGGAGTTTTTTTCTTTCCAAATTCAAATCCAAATACTTCTAAATCCATTATTTTCACCTACTTGTTATTGGTTGGTTGTAGCTCTTGATTTCCATTTGGTCAAAGACGATCATAACTTGGAATGTACTCAAGTTATTTGGTACTCTCATATTTAGGCTGACTTGTCCCACCTGTGTTGGCCAACATCCATGCAATACGAAAGTTTTCAATATTTGGTCACCATTCATGTCCAAATGATTTACTGTCCAGTTTGATGCCTTGTATGTTGTGCTTTGATTTATCAAAGCGGACACATTGGTATTATTGTTGTTTATTTTATTTTGCCAAGTTTGAAAATAATTCCAAAGATTGTTGTTTCCAGTGTCATCAAGAACCGTAAAAACCCAAGTTGAATATTGTTTTTCACCGGGATAATGAAACTTTCTTCCAAAAAAATCATACGTCATTGTTGTTGACATGACTTGAGGCAAGATGGTAGAACGAACATGGAATGGTGTAAATTTTCCACCATTTGTGAATGGAATGTCACCCTGAACCAGAAATCTGTTTGATCTTGTTCCACCAAAAAAGTTTGTTTTAAATTCATTTAACATATGTGTTATACTCCATCAATTTTGATATTATCATATGTCAATGTAACAGAAAAAGACACAAACTCTTGTTGTCCCATGTCTAACATGATTTCACTAACTACACTGGGCCAGCATTTATAAAGGTAGATTGTTCTTAATATTTGGTTATTATTTACGTCCAAATGTTGGACTTTCCAAGTTGTTTGAAGATTTCTATAAGAGTAATCTGCATTTTTAACTTCGTGTGTCCAGTGTCCGTCCAAGAATTCTTTCCATCTTTGAAAAGCTGCCCAAAGATTTTGAGAATTCCCGTCATCATAAACTCCTATAACCCAAGGACTATATTGTCTGTCTCCAGCAAAATTTACCAATCTGCCCCTATACGGAATGGCAATTGTGTTTACTGTAACAGATGGAAGAGATGCCGAAATAATTTTAAACGTAGAGTCGGTCTGTGGTGGAGATACACCAGATGGCCATTGTGGAGTTACAATGAATCTATTGAGTCTTGTACCTCCATTGAAGTTATTTTTAAAATCTGAAATCGTATTTGTCATTATGCTGTGTAAGTAAAGTCAACTACGAAGGATTCTGTTCCAAGAATTGGTTTGGCGACTACGGTGATGTTCAAGGTGTCAGAATTATCTTCATTGTTAGAAGAATCGCAGATAATCTGAGTCTTTGTTGTATCAAGATATGGAGCAAATGGATCCATTGCTGTTTGCACTTCACTTACAACCTGATCTCTGGTGGTTTGGTTGTTTATTGAGAAGATATGCTTGAAAGCAATGGTGTTTATTGCTTGAGTTATGGCAGATCGCAATCTGGCAGGACCAATTCTGTCATTTACAGTAATTGCTGTGGTAGAATAAGTTGCACCAACAAGATCTGATCCCAAAAATTTGGGACTGTTGTTAATAAAGAAGTTTACCTTATTTGAACGGAGATATGATTTAAGTGTGCTGAACCAATCAATTGGATTAATTATGTCTCCATTTAGAACAGTTGAACGATCAAGTCCAGCAACAGTCAGATACAATTCATTTCTGTTCTTTGTTCTTCCAAAGAAACCTGCAACATCGGATACCGCTGGGAGCGTGTATGTGATGAACGAACTGGGCTTCAACAAACTGACATCTAAGTTTGATCTTGTTTTTAAACCAAGAACATTGAAAAATTTAATTCCTTGAGTTATTCCAGATACTTGAGCTCCCAATACTGTACCAAAATTTCCCATTGTGTAACCAGCACCGGAAACACCAGTTGCATCTGGTGCACTTGTAAAGATACCTGTTGTGTATTGTTGATTTGATAGCCATGTAACAAGGCTGTTATCAATTACAGGATCAATTAAAACGTCAATCGTAGATGTATTGTTATCTTGCAAGTATTTGTCAAGACCTGCTGCTTGACCCGCTAAAACTAAAGAACCACCGTATGCCAAATAGTTTATTGCGTGTAAAAATTGAGTTCCAATGGTTGTTGCCTGTACTGTTGTGGCGCTGTTTGTATAAAATAATGAAAAAGTTGAACCAGCAACAGAGGGTGCCAATAGTGCATATGTAACACCATCAAGACGATTTAGATCTTGTACTAAATCGGCTGGATTTGTATAAAGAAGATAAGTATCAGTTGTTGCTCCTTTTGCTGGACTAAAATTTGTTCTTGCATAAACAAGCCAACCAAAAAGCCCACCGGGATCTATGCTAGTTGCGTTTTGAATGCCATTGAAGGTTGGAGCGCGATATCCAGTTCCAGTGCGCATGGCGGCAACAAATGGAACTGCGATAACTTCTCTGTTATATTGATTTGAGCTAATAAATGAACTGAGTGATGGCATCTTTATCCCTTTTATCTGAAATATTTAGAATTTTATGTGGGATACCAAACGACACCTCCTTGTGAAAATGGCTCTTTATCATCCAATTCGTCTTTATTATCCATCATAAAAAGAACATTATCGTCTTCGGGTTTTTGTGCTTCCTCATAATTAAATTTTGCACTTTCAATTAAATCCGCATAATATTCTTGCCTGGATAGCCATGCAAAGAATACTAAGGTCATTACCATGTCGTCATTATGACCTTCTTCTGCCTTATAAGTGTTTGCTTTTGAAACAAATGTAAACAATTCAGAAATTACACGCTCATCATTTAACAAAATTTTATCTTCTTCAATCAATCTTTTTAAGATGGCACACCCCAATTTTTTTGTTTGTGTTGTGGTTCTTAATCCCATTTCACTTCTTCCGGATGATGCAAATCCTTGAGACAAAATTTGTCCTTTTCGCCCCATCATCCGAGTCATCAGTACATTTTCATATCCCAAGTCATTGTATAAAATTGATGAAACTTGTCCACCTATGTCATTTGTTTCTATTAGTGCAAAGGCATTATTGTACTGTTCTGCAATTTTTTTAATAATTGTTGGAAAATTAAAAGGACTTATGGTATTATTTTTAAATGAAGCAACAACTTTGTAAGGTGCTGATGTTCCATCTATTACAGTAAATGCAGAGAAATCCGATCCTTGTCCACGTGATACGTCTGCCTGAAGAAAATATATTCTTTCCTTTTGAGGTTTTTGAAATATTCGTAATCCTTCTTTGTCTTCCTCTAAAAATTCTTCCGGTGCTAATACACTAAGTTTACTTGTTGATATTAAAGTATTTGAAGAACCCAAGAAACTGCAACCATATTCTTGTTCAAATTGTTCTGGGCTTGTATTGGCAATTTGTTCTGATGCCCATTCCTCGTCTCTTAAACGAGGGCTTCCGGGACTTATTGGAGTCTCCCGCCAACTCACCTCCACGGGAACGAACATGTTTTTTAATTTGTGTCCTTGGTTTCTATTGGCATCAACCCAAAGTTTATGAAAATGATTCATCCCATTTGGTGTAGAAACAATGATAAGTTTGGTAGTAGTACCAGCAGAAATTGTTGGATAAGTTGCGGTATAGAATTCTTCAGCTACATGGCTTGGCAAGAAGGCGTACTCGTCCAACAGCAATAGGTTATAAGAGCCGCCACGGATCGCTGTAGACGATGTTGCGTCACACATGACCCTGGAGCCGTTTTCCAATTTAAAACTCGTCTTATTCCATTCTAGAACTCCTTGCTGCAAGAAATGTGGTAAATTTTCATAAGCAAGTTGAAGTTTAGAGAATAATTCTTCCTTTGCGGTCTTTAATCGGTTGGCTAGGATTGCCACGTTTACACTTTGAGTAAAAGTCACGTAATGGCAAATATAACTGGTAACACAGGTTGACTTACCGCACTGGCGGGGCCATTTAGAAATTACAAATCGATTTTTGTGCAATTCATTGATAAACTTTTTTTGATAAGGATAAAGTTTAAATGGTACAACACCTTTATCCAAAGTTTTTACTTTAATGTATTTTTCACAAAAGTATACCGGATCGTTCGCACACTTGATATATTCTTCAAGTTCATCCTTGGTGTATTGCATCTCTACACCAGGAAGTTTTAGATTTGGATTATTTCTATAACCCTGATTACTGTTGTTTTTGCTCATTCACAACCTCTGCATCAATTATATTTTTTTCAGTGCTTCTTTCTTTGTTGATTAGATTTTGCAGATCCTTTGTTGAACCAACAAACACCGAATTATTTGTTTGTTTCACTTCGACCTTTGTACCAGTTGTGTCTTTGGCTTTTTTGTGCACATCCAAGACATTATTGTTAAGATCAGCCATGGTTTTCAAAAGAATGGCAACAACTTCAAATGCTCTTGGGCTATCTGATTCTGTTGCCACCTTAAGAGCACTTTCCAATGCTACATTTCCATTTCCTATCAAAGATTTTAAATTATCTTGGACAAAAGAATAATCTTTTTGAAAATTAGCAATATCAAAAGTTCCACCAGAATTGTTTGGTTTGGATAATGTATTATCATGTCCCATGGGGACATCAAAAAGTTTAGCCAAGTTTTTATTAATATTCATCTTTAATCCAAAAAGTCAATCGTATTTTGATTTGCATCAATTGTAGTAACAGAAGAGGTGCCACCAAAAATG